TTCAGCGGCAGCCTTCTCAGCAGCAGCTTGCTCGGCGGCTTGTTCAGCGGCAGCCTTCTCAGCAGCAGCTTGCTCGGCGGCAGCTTGAGCGGCTGCTTGTTCAGCAGCAGCTTGTTCTGCGGCGGCCTTCTCGGCAGCAGCTTGAGCGGCGGCTTGCTCGGCGGCAGCCTTCTCAGCGGCAGCTTGCTCGGCGGCAGCTTGAGCGGCTGCTTGTTCAGCAGCAGCTTGCTCGGCGGCTTGTTCAGCGGCAGCCTTCTCAGCAGCAGCTTGTTCAGCAGCAGCTTGTTCAGCAGCAGCTTGCTCGGCGGCAGCTTGCTCGGCGGCAGCTTGCTCGGCGGCAGCCTTCTCGGCGGCAGCCTTTTCAGCAGCGGCTTGCTCTTTATTTTTAATATTACCATCGTGCATGAAAACAGTTTGAGGAATTGTTTTTGGCTTTTGACGCCCCGGGAACATATTCATAATAAAGTTCATGTTATATATATCATATATCAAGAACTTTTATCTAAACACTTTACTATAAATATAATATTTATAGTACATGAGAACCGACCCAATTACCAAATCGTGTGTTACTCATATTCAAGTATGTTTCTACGAGTAATACACCTAATCCTAAGCTTTATTATATATATAGTTTATTTCGTTCAAAATTAGATGGAACTTAGATGAAATAATTCATATATATTTCCCGTAAACAGAGCCAATTCGATACAGTCTTCGTGTATCATGTTGAAAATGGTGATATATTTACATAAGTGTTTCGTTATTTTATATTTCAATGTATCATCAACTGTATGGGTAGTTTTAATGTACGAAAAGAAATAATCATATATATCAATTACCGAGTACCCGTAATCATATAACTCATACATAATTTGTATAGCTCCTGGTAAATCTTTATTTTTAAGTTTAAATAAATAGTTATCAAACTCTTTGTTCGAAATAATTGAACACAGTTTAATACAAGTTTCCTTATCAATATGCTTGTTGTAAATATATATCTTTTCTAATAAACTAATCATTGACCGTATCGACATATTTGAAATAGACAATATGTATTGCTTGGATTCATCGTCAATACTAATAGACTCATTTTGTATCATTTTATTCATAAGAGCACTAATTTGGGATGGTTCGGGGGGAGGTATTTGTATAATGTGCAATCTTGATTGAATACTTTCAACTACTTTTTGAACATTGTTACATACACTAATGAACTGTATGTTATTGTTGTATTTGTCAATATAATTACGGAAAACTTGTTGGCTTTGTTCATTGATGGTATCTATATCATCAATTATCACTAACTTTTTTTTCCCATAAATAGATGACCTCGATTGACAGAACGTTTTCATATCGTTACGAAAATATTGTATACCTTGCTCTTTCAAATTATTCACAAATAAAATATTATTTTCTGGAAAAGAATCCTGCTTTTTTAATCCATAATATTCACGTATTAATGCATTTAACATGGCGGTTTTTCCAGAATTGTTATTTCCTATAAATAAAATGTTTAAATCATCCATATTTAGTAAAATTCTCACAGTCTGTTTAAATGTGTCTGTGGTACAAAAATCGTCCAAATAATATGGCTTGTATTTATCAATAAATGTGGCGCGTATTGTCATATTCGGGATAATGTATAATAACCGCTTATTTTTAATAACATTTGTAAAAATAATATATAGAAACTAATATTTATAATTACGTATAAAATGACATCATATTATGATATATTAGGTGTTACAACAGATGCGTCAGATACAGATATAAAGAAGGCATACAGAGCATTATCTTTAAAATATCATCCTGATAGGAATCATAGTGAAGAAGCGAAAGATAAAATACAAAAAATAAACGAAGCATATGAAACGTTAAGTGACCCGACTTTACGAAAACAATATGATACAAAAGATGCCATAAATGAAAATTTGAACTTTGGAAATGCCGACCAATTCAATGATATTAATAATATATTCAACATGATGTTTAACGGCATGTCGGGTATATCAAATATGCATGGTATGCCTCGGGTCAATATTTTTCGAAATGGACATCCAGGACAGTTTCATACTCAATTCCATTTTTCGAATAGGATTGAAACAATTACACGCAGTATAGAATTAACGTTGGAACAAAGTTATGCGGGATGTGTATATCCGGTTGAAATTGAACGAAACATCGTTGAAAATAATGAACGAAGTATAGAAATAGAAACCTTATATGTAAATATACCACAAGGTATTGACAATGGTGAAACGATTATTATCCATGATAAAGGTCATATCGTGAATTCGCACAAAGGACCGGTTAATATTAACGTTACAATATCAAAACATCCATTGTTTACACGCACTGGCCTGGACCTTACGTATAATAAAACTATCACATTGAAAGACGCTTTATGTGGATTTGTAATAGAAATTAATCACATAAATGGAAAACGATTTGCTATAAACAATACCGTAAATCCTAGTATTATCACTTCTGGTTATAAAAAAACTGTCCCAACTCTTGGAATCACGCGAGGTAATAACACTGGGAATTTAATCATTATATTCGACGTAAAGTTCCCAGATATTATTACACCGGAACAAATAAATGCACTAAAGAATATATTGTAAGGAATCTACTTCATTTTGATATAATATTTTAACAAAATAATGTTAACATATTATATTTACGCACTAATGCGCTTAGTGGGTATTTGCGCATCCACAATATATATGGAATTCTCTGTCATAATAATAAATTCTTTACCGACTTTGTAGATTTTTGAAATAGGACTTGTATACTCCTCTTCATTTTTCACTAACAATTTCTCAGGAGTGTCTTTCGAACCAGATGCATCTTTTACACCGATTAATACAGTACGCTCAATGGACTCTGTCCAATAATCCATCATAATCGGTTTATCGTCGACAATTGAAAGTTTTGCAGCATGTTGCAATGTAGTTGTTTCAGGTAATCTATAACCATTGGACGGTTCGCTATTGTTGTTAGAAGTATCAGCAGGCATATTTAATATGATTATATTTTTATAATAAGTGAATACTTTAAATACTTATTATAAAAATGTATTTTTGATATATATACCAAAAATAAATATGAATGACATAATTACAAATATTACATTCATCACTCCCGAACAAGTTATTGACAATTATATGCTCATTTTTCGTGAATATATTGATGCGTTTTGTAAAATTTCGGTAAATATTCCTCCACCGCATTATGATTGTATGTTTTATGTGGGTATAAATGTAATAAATAAGGTATATGTGTTTACCTTAATGAAGTATAATACTCTACAACGAGCTAATTATTATGCACAAAAAGCATATGTATATTTTATCGAATATATGGAACAAATTCATGAACATGAATTATCCCATGCTATAAACCACAATGATGCTATATTATTTATATACAATAAGACGATTTTTGAAATGAATGAAACATCTCCCTCATCTCTTTCAACACACGATAAAATGCGCAATATATTTTCCCTTCAACCCAACAATCAAACATTACCAAACATAGAAGAATGTATGAACGCATTACAACACATTCATAAGTATATCAACTGTATATTGTATTGGGAAAATACGATGATTTCAACAGTTGAACGTATAAATATATGTAAGCACTTACTATTATCCATTATAAAACACACTGACCATATTGCGATTACTCAAAGATATTTAGAATATATTCGAAATATAACAAACATGTCATTTAGTGAATATTATAATTTTTTAACGGAAGTGAATACGTTATTTGAAACAACTTTATTACGGCGTGTGAACCAGATAGGGGAAATAATCATTGCAAAGTGTTACGTAGAACGAGATATATTATGTAAAAAAATTAAAGATAATAACATGAAAGAATTAGTACATTGGTTGTATGACAATAATAACGATTGAATTATAGTCATTATTTACATTATTGAACCGTTAAAATGTACAGATTATGTTGCTTAACTACACCTTGACACAATATGGTTGTTATAATATTCTGGTGTCATTGAGATTTGTTTTTTTCGTAACTTGGTTTTTTTTTCGCGAACTAATGCATTATCTGTTTCTACGCGCACTTCATGGTATTCATCACGTAGTATTTGCTTAATAAAATCAAATACATAATATAGTATATTTTCTGTACAATTACCAACGATTAAACAACTACCTGTTCGAAAAATCATAAACGAAATTTCGATGTATTGTTTTGCATCACATAATTCCGACATTTTTAACGTTCTATCTTCTTTAACTGGCTGACCTGTTTGTTTTGTCTTGTCAAACCCAAATTCAGTATTAAAGTAGAATTTGCATTTTACACCTGGATAACTACATGGGTCATAGGCAGTTTCTATCCGGTATTTATTCCCTCGCAATATAGAATACAATCGGTCACGATTTATATAATACCCGCAATTGAAATTTGAATTTATCAACACATTGTCTTCTTTTTCGGTGTCCACGTAGAAACATGGATTCTTTATATATGGAGATAATAGCTCAAGTAATTTGTCTTTTACGGTAGATAATATTTTAACATTTAAAATACCGGGGATTTCTAATTTGCCTGTATTAAATACTTTTATATGAATCTCACGATACATGCCTTCAAACTTGAATCGTATAATAATTGCAAAACAGTTATAAAATGCATTTTTCACTTTGCCTCGACAATTCATTATATCCTTTTTTGACATGCCTATGGTGATTTTACGTTCATCTTTATACTTAATACGTCGAGCTGTCGGGTTATTTATCTGTTTAATGACATTTTCGGTGAAATAATTAATATTGTCCAATTTGCGTCGATATTCTTCATATTCTTCCTGAGTATTACATACAATTTTCATTTGTTTCTTTACAATTCCATCGCGTGGTATACCATATTCAATTACCGGTAAACTCCAAAATACGGTAGCAATATCAATTGGTTGGTTCAAAAATAATACTTTTGTTTTGGTGGATATATACAAGTCATCACACACTGGCATGTTTGTTTCTGTAGATGGTTCTCCCATATAACAATCTGCATCGTTAATCTCGATTTCTCCTCCATCTATAAACGAATTCCACTCATCATCGATTGACATCATTTTAGATAATTATATGTAATTAAAATCACGTATAATGTTATATCAATTTTTCAGCATTCAAACATTTGTGTAACGGATGAATAAACCAGACATAACATATATGACTGCTCTTAAATTACAGATTTGATATAATGTATTGTATTTGTGCTATTTGTGTCAACCGTATGTAACATGACCTCAATGTTAGTTAAATATTTTAAATTTATTTTTTCGGGATGATTTCGCATTACATAATTAAAATAATCTTTTATGATTGATTTCTTGTCAATATTATATTGAATGCTTACTTGCTGTATATATTCGTGTAAATCATCATTCGATTGTCCTTCTATGATTTCATGCATTTTATTCCATGTACTAGTTGTAATAATATTTGTCTGTATACATTTGTAATCTTGGTGCAACTGAATGAAATTAATCATGCTACGAATGTCGGAATGATGCATTCGTTGTATTTGTTCAATCGTTTCAATATTAATTTCTAAATTTTCACTTTTAACAATATGTTCAATAAAACGGCGTATATCATGTTGCGGTAACTGGTTGAAACGCACACATATAAACTCATTTTGTAGGGATTCATCCACCTTACTAATATAATTACATATTAAACAATATCGAACGTTATATGACGTAGTTTGCAACAAATATTTTAATGCATGTTGAGCATTTTTTGTCATATAATCCACTTCGTCCAATATAACAAACTTTAACCCGTTGTTAAAGAAATTACTTGATTTTACAAATTGATATATTTGATTACGTATAATATCTATTCCTCGTTCGTCGGATGCGTTTAAATGAATTACTGACCCTTTACTTGTTGGATTGTAACGTTTATTATACTCGTTAATTAAATTCATGATGGTTGTTGTCTTTCCTGTACCAGGGGGTCCATAAAACATTAAATTTGGAAAATAACCAGTGATTAATACATTATCAAAAATGATACGATTTGATTTATCTAATACAATATCGTCGAATTTGGTGGGCCTATATTTTTCCACCCATGGAATATTTTCGTTTGTATGCATTTTATTTGGATATAATGTTTAAAACACGTAATTTTTATATTGTTCTTTGCATTATTATGACTTGTAATAAAATTGATTTCGTTAAATTACATATAATTATGTACATTCTTAATATACACGACAATGAGTCGCGCACGTTTAGACATTTACATTGGACCTATGTTTTCCGGAAAAACATCCAAACTAGTGGATATATATGAAGAATGTATTGCTAAACATGCGAATGTCGTTGCTATCAACTATATTGATGATACACGATATCATGCATCCTTATTATCTACTCATGATAAGCGTATGATTCCATGTGTACAATGTAAACAGTTAGACGAAATTGCCTATTTACCACAAATTATCAATAATGATGTCATTTTAATTAATGAGGGGCAGTTTTTCAATGATATTTATGAAACCGTCTTATCCTTGGTAGAAACGTATAATAAACATGTAGTGATTTGCGGTTTGGATGGTGATTTTAAACGAACTAAGTTTGGTAAATTATTTGAACTAATACCACATTGTGATTCGGTTATCAAATTATGTTCAATATGTACGTGTGGTCAACCCGCTATATTTTCGCATAGAACATCGGCGGAAGAACAACAAGTGGTGATTGGCGCAGACAATTATTTACCTATGTGTAGACTATGTTATAAAAATGCAACTTCAAATAAATCGTCAGGCGTTGATGCAAAAACTGCAAGTAATGAGATATATTTATCGTAAATCTATTTTATCAAATGATATAAACATTTTTTTTATTTAATAATAAAATGAACGTGAACACTGATCATTCAAGCATGGAAGATGTGAAACGGAAAAGAGGACGCAAAAAGAAAGAACAGTCAGCGATTGTTTGCGATACTACTACTGAATCTATTGAACCTACCGATAAACTTCCAAAGAAACGTGGACGAAAACCAAAGGGGGGGAAACTAATTGCGGCACCGGTCATTGATAATAATGATAGAATGAGTCTAGCAAATATCATATTACATCTCAAATGTTCATTAGATGATTTAAATTATAATGATTGTAAAGAACAACATATTATACGTGACCCAAATGATTATGTTCCAGAACCTCCGCCGAATATCATGGCATATGTTCCAACTGCTGCTTCTCATTTTTCAAACTTCGACACCATTCATATTCCAGAAATGCAAACAGCATATAAAGAAAACATTCAATCCAATGAACATATTAACACGCAAGAATGTCCTAAGTGTAAATATAAACAGGGTGCCGTGGATGACGATACTCATATTAATATGAAAGATGTTCAAACTAAACTAAAACAAATTAAACTTAATTTGTATCACAACAATAATCCGGATAAAAAATCGGCATGTTTTTGGTGTACATATGACTATGATAATCCATCTTGTTATATTCCAAAATATGAAGCGGATGGAGAATTATGTGGATATGGGTCTTTTTGCCGACCGGAATGTGCAGTTGCCTATTTATTAAAAGAAAATATAGATGATTCCATTAAATTTGAACGCTATCATTTATTAAATAAACTATACAGCGCGGTTTATGATTTTAAAAAAAATATTAAACCTGCGCCTGACCCACATTATGTACTCGATAAGTTTTATGGTAATCTTAGCATACAAGAATATCGTAAATTAATGAAAACAGACCATATGCTACTAGTTATCGATAAACCCATGACTAGAATTTTACCAGAGTTGCATGAAAATACGGATGACATGGAAAATACGGGTATTCATGGTTCAAAGGGCGCCTTATCCAAACAGTCGGGTGTTTATAAAGTAAAACGTCAAAGTGAAAAGCAAAAAGGTCCAAGTAAGAGTGATATCATGAAAGAAAATTTTGGGTTTTAACCCATAGATAATTGCGTTTCTATTATATATTATATATTCATGCATATAATATATGTGGGATCCTCAAGATCAACGTAATTACAATTTACATAAACACAATAGTTTAGGTCAAATATGCAATGATGAGTTTTATAAAGAAATTCAATCGTATGCATCTAACGTGAACTATAAAAGTTTTTTAGAAATTGGCACATGGAATGGGTTAGGTTCTACGAAGGCTTTTGCATCTGGACTTGAAACGCGAAAGGATGAATATGTTTTTTATAGTCTTGAATGTAATAGTGATAAATGTGCCGACGCTGTTAAATTATACAGCTCTAACAATAAAATACATATTTTGAACGAAGTCATATGGAATGAAGAACCTGCCGATTTTTATCAAGTTTTTCCACAAATATTAACGGATTCTAGATATAAACATTGGAATGCTATTGACATTGTTAACATGAAACAGTGTGATTTATTCCTTAATCGACCCAATTTACCGAAAGTATTTGACGTAATACTGTTAGATGGTGGTGAGTTTACTACTTATTATGAATTTCAAATTTTGAAATCTAGGTGCAAAATACTCATGTTGGATGATATTAATACGGATAAATGTAAAAATATAGTTAAAGAAATACTCGCGGATTCAAGCTGGAAAATTATTAAGCAAAATAACGTACGGAATGGATATTTAATTGCTGAAAAAATAATGTAAATTTCCATTATTTATGGATATGTTTTTACAAAAACATATCTATTTACGATTACGTAAAAAAACAGGGCGTCCCCTGGGATTGTTTTCTGTGTTACAGATTTTCGCACAATCTATAGACAAGCTATGAGACCACACTTGGTAAAACTCAACCTTTCTCGGTATTATTGTTTTACCATATTATTGACGAGTAGTACAATCCATACAAATCGCCTGCATCATTTCCATTTAATACTATCCACTGACGAGGAATAACACCTTAAGAAACCCTTATACGTGTTAAACTTGGTCGAGACTATCTTCTTGTCAAACCAGGCAAAGGGAGTGATCAGTTCCACAGAGTGTTCATCCGCATTTCCCCGGTTAAGAGTACTATGCATTTAACAAGTCGACAACAGAGTCATATTAAACTTCCATTACACATATCAATGTCGCTATATGTGTCTAACTTTACAAACCACTATTGAGCCAAGTTAGAAGCTCTCTATTCATTCAATGCTATAAAGTAAATCAATTTTTTACATAATTCGAGTGAAATCATGTTCTCGCGGTAAATGTAAAATACTTATAATGTTTTGCAATAAACACACCAATAACTCGATTAAGACGCATATAAAGTGTGTGGAATTATTTGTTTTATTGGCAACGTTTCCTTTGAATTTGAAATGCATTTGGGTCGTGCTAATTTGTCCGCGGGCAATGACACAGTTTTACTTGTCAAAATGTGTAAAAAAACAGGGCGTCCCCTGGGATTGTTTTCTATGTTACAGATTTTCACACAGTCTACAGACAAGCTATGAGACCACACTAAGGTATCACGTACCCTATATTAAACGAGTAGTACAATCCAAACAAATCGCATGCATCATATCTATTCAACATTATACACTGACAAAGTAAATGTCAAACCGGGCAAAGGGAATGATCAGTTCCACAGAGGGTTTATCCCGCATAAGCTCCGCTAGGAACTCATGCGTTTTAACAAGTCGTCAACATAGTCACATTGAGTTTCAATTACACATATCAATGTCGCTATATGTGTCTAACTTTACAAAATCCACTATTTGAGCCAAGTTAGAAGCTCTCTATTCATTCAATGCTATAAAGTAAATCAATTTTTTACATTTTGTTACAATTTGGACCTAAATATACAGGAATATTTGTAATATTGAGATAATAATGAAAAATAACTGTATTTTTGATTATTTTATATCAGGTTCTCGATTATAATAAAAAATGACAGAAATTCACGACATTTTTGGTTGTTTTATCTCTTATGTGTTTGTTTATTTTACAGTAATGTTCATAGCAATTTTATGACGACACATCGGGCAAGACACACACGTTTTTACCTTATATTCACTATTATCCCAATAATGAAATTGGTCGTCGCTCTTTTCGATAAAAGTAATCCAGCACTTTTTACAAAAGGAATGCTTACACTCCGTCGTTACCTTATCTTCAACTTTTACCCAAGATGAAACGTTGTACACCCATTTGTATGATGTTGTAGTACATTCTAAACAAATAGGACAGTCGTCGTCTTCCGTCGCTACAGGTTTGGTTTGATACAAGTCGCGCACTTGCTGAAAACCCTCCCACCTTCTAACAAGCTCTTTAATAAGTTGCGATTTTGAAAGCGAGAGGTCGACCGGACGTAATCTAAATTTGCGGTTGTAGTGTTGCGTGTTTTTCTCACGCCAGTCATGAACCACCCCCTCATATGCTGCGTAATGATACGCAATATATCGTAACTCATTTGCAGCAAGATGTTCAAAGTTAGGACATCCACCGTCCATTAGAAAGCACCAACCATTGTCGAGTGACTTACGCTTACCATTGAAGTTGCTATTACAGTTATCCATGTGATGAGATAGACTGTTGCAAAACACACATCTTACTCTTACTGCTGCACGTTTATTCATTGTAAATGGACTAATAGCCAATGTGTTAGATACAATTACTTATACTAACAAAGAATTCAATTTTTTACATATTTTGTTCAATATACTCTTATTATATTTTATTCAAATGTGAAATGCTTATAATATTCGTGCAATAAAAAACAGGGCGTCCCCTGGGATTGTTTTCTGCGTTACAGATTTTCGCACAGTCTACAGACAAGCTATGAGACCACACTTGATAAAACTCAACCTATATGATATTTTGTTTTACCCCTTTTGACGATTAGTACAATCCATACAAATCGCCTGCATCATTTCCATTTAATACTATCCACTGACGAGGAATAACTATTTAAGGACTCCTTAAATATATTAAACTTGGTCGAGACTATCTTCTTGTCAAACCAGGCAAAGGGAGTGATCAGTTCCACAGAGTGTTCATCCGCATTTCCCCGGTTAAGAGTACTATGCATTTAACAAGTCGACAACAGAGTCATAT